CGGGGATACAGGAATTAGTACACATCTTTTCTATGATAAGACAACAGGAAGGATGACAGAAGTTGACAATCCATTTAACACAGGAGATGATGATGGGAACTAAACGATTTGATAAAAATTTATATGACAAAGCAGATCCTTTAGCAAAAGGAATTATGGGTGCATGGCTGGAAAGAAACGGATATAAATTTATAAATCCAGAAGAGACTTATGGAGTTGATATTACCTGTAGTAAAGATGACGAGCCAGCCTTCTTTGAAACAGAAATTAAATACAGTTGGATTAAGAATTGGCCTAATGAATGGGATGAGGTACGTATTCCCTATCGGAAACATAAGATCATAGATAAATGGATTCGTGATGGATCAAAAGGTGTGTTAACTTTTGTTGTGTTTCGTAGTGATTGTAAACAGGCATGGTTCATTGATGGTCAAGTTGTTAGAGATTCAAAAGTTGCTACTTTAAATAATAAGTATGCATCCAATGAAAAGTTCTATCACATAGATGTTAATGATGCTCGTGTAATTAACATGAAAGATTCAGATCTGAAAGGTTTAGAAGAAGATCGTAGTGAAAAAATTACAGATGCCTTTATAAATGTAAAGTATCCTGCATAGGAATAGAATAGGATAACATAATATGTCATTCGTAACTATCACTGATGATGCTAATGAGCATCTATCTAATATTGTAAAGGAACATAATGCTAAAGGTGTTATGCTTGGTATTAAGGGTGGTGGGTGTGCTGGGTTCACTTACGAATGGTCAATTCTGCAAGATGAAATTTCAGATAAATTTGAAGATAGATATGAATTAAACAATGGATATTTATGTATCCCACCTGAAGCTATGTTATTGGTAATGAATACCGTTATAGATTTTACCAATAATATTGCTGGTTCTTATCTGAAGATTGTTAACCCTAATGCTACATCCCAATGTGGATGTGGAGAAAGTTTTGGTGTATGAAAGTAGTACTTGACATAGAGACAGATTCCTTACAGGCCACGAAGATACATTGTATCGTAGCAAAGGATCTGGACACATCACATATACATGTATGGAATCAAACAAATCTAGATGAATTTAAAGATTGGTCTAGGAAAGTAGATAAGTTTATCATGCATAATGGTGTGTCTTTTGATGCTCCTATTCTTAACAGGCTACTCAATACTAATATTAGATTAGATCAGGTGGTGGATACTCTGATATTATCTCAGTTGTTCAAGCCCATAAGAGATAAAGGGCATGGTCTTTCTGCATGGGGAGATGAACTAGGCTTTCCCAAGATGGAATGTGAGGACTTTACAACTTACACAGAGGATATGTTTGAGTATTGTAAGAATGATGTGGAACTAACGGAGAAAGTATATCAACATTTACAGGGAGAAGGAAAAGAATTTTCCCCCTACTCCATTGCTCTGGAACATAAGATCAGGGCTGTTCTGGATCAACAGGAGAAGAATGGCTTTGCCTTGAATATGGAAAAAACTACAGGACTTCTGGGGAGACTAGCAGACGAGGCACAGGCACTAACGGAATGGTCCTTGAGGGAGTTCCCCGATACTAAGATTAAGTTAAAGACAAAGATCAAGAAGATCCCATTTAACATATCCAGTAGACAACAGATTGCAGACCGTCTAAAGAAGAGGGGGTGGGTGCCAAAACAATTCACACCTAAATCCGAGCAACCCATGATCAATGAAGAGATCCTCTCTAAAATTAACATGGAAGCAGCCAAGAAATTCTCACGGTTTTTTCTTCTACAAAAGAGAATAGCTCAGATACAGGGATGGATTGATGCCTATGATGATACGACAGGGAGAGTACATGGCAGAGTTCTGACCCTGAAAACTATCACTGGACGTATGGCACACATGGCTCCCAACATGGCAAACGTCCCGGCTGTGAGATCTCCCTTTGGAGAAGAGTGCAGGGATTGCTGGACAGTGGAGAACCCTCAGACACATTCTCTGGTGGGAACAGATGCCTCTGGTCTGGAACTCAGATGCTTGGCTCACGTTATGGAGGATAAAGAATTTACCAATGAACTTCTGCATGGAGATATTCACACAAGAAATATGAAGATGGCTGGAATAACAGATAGAGATCAGGCCAAGACTTTTATTTATGCTTGGTTATTTGGAGCACAGGCCTATAAGATAGGACAAATAGTAGGAGTAAATAAAGTACAAGCACAAATTCTTATCAATAGATTCCTAGAGAATATGCCAGCCTTGGAAAAGGTTCGTAATGACATCTCAGAGGAGGCAGAGGGGGGTGTGATCCAAGGGGTGGATGGTAGGAGCCTCCATATCAGAAGCCCTCACAGTGCTCTTAATACCCTCATACAGGGGGCAGGTGCAGTGGTATGTAAGGATTGGGTGGTGAGGATGACACAACTGGTCCAAAGATCTGGTCTTGATGTGAAGTTGGTAGCTTCCATTCATGATGAGTACCAGTTTGAGGTAGGGAAGAAAGATGTGCAGGAATTTGGGAAGATAACCAAGAAAGCTATGAGGGAAACGGAGAAAGAACTGGATTTTAAATGTCCCTTGGACAATACGTGGAAGGAAGGAGAGACATGGGCTAAGACACATTGAAAAAAGTACTTGACATTCCATCTCATATGTGAGATAATACGTTTTAAATTAAACAAGGAGAGAAAATATGAAAGCTAGTTTTATTTCTGGGAAGGCTTATTGGGCTTCCGTGGTTGCTCCCAATACAACCTTTGATAGTGATGGGACATGGAAACTTGACGTTTGTAACATGGACGCAAAAAGTCTAGCCACTGTCAAGGAAGATGGTTTAACCATCAAGAACAAGGGTGATGAACGTGGTGATTTTGTCACTATTAAACGTGAGGTTCGTCGGGGTAAGGGTGGTATGAATCGTGCTCCTACTCTGGTGGATGCACAGAAACGTACCATGACAGATCTTGTTGGTAACGGGTCTGTGGTTAATGTAAAGTATCGTCCCTATGTCTATGATAATAAATTTGGTAAGGGGAAAGGTGCTGACTTAATGGGTGTTCAGGTCATTGAACTTGTTCGTTTTGATGCTGATCCTGATGAAGAGGATGAGGATTTTGAAGTAGTCTCTGATGGCTTCTCCACTGAAGAAGAGATTTCATTCGCATCTTAAAGAAAGGAGTTAGAGGAGAGGGGGGTTTCACCATGCCCCTCCCTCTTTTTCATTATGAAAACAATAGACACATTAGTACAGGACATTTATAATTTACTAGGATCAGAAGGTAATGATCTGGATCAGGATAAAATTGATAGACAGGTTAGCATATTTGCACAACATGTTTCTCAACAGGTTAAAGATTTCCTACGGGAGAAGCCTGTGTACAGAAAGGGGTTACGATTATCTGGTATAGGAAAACCATCCAGACAACTCTGGTATGATAATCAATTCAGTGATCAACAAATTCCTCTTGAACCAAGCACACGTATTAAATTTTTATATGGTCACATTCTGGAAGAACTTTTAATTCTTTTTTCTGTTTTATCTGGGCATGAGGTAACAGAAGCACAGAAAGAAATTCATGTGGAGGGGATCAAGGGACATCAGGATTGTAAGATTGATGGAGTTCTGGTGGACTGCAAGAGTACCTCTCTTAGAGGATTTGATAAATTCAGGGACCGTTCTCTGGAGGAGGATGATCCTTTTGGTTACATCCCTCAGATCTCTGCCTATGCAGAGGGAAACAATGCAGATGAGGCTGCTTTCTTGGTAATTAATAAAGTAACTGGAGAGATATGCCTTACTCCAGTACATTCTATGGAGATGATAAATGCTACAGATAAAATTAAGAAACTTAAAAAAGATATGGAGAAAGATACTCCACCCTCTAGATGCTATCAAGATGTTCCTGATGGAGTGTCTGGAAATCGTAAGCTTGCTATTGGTTGTGTGTACTGTGATCATAAAAAGATTTGTTGGGAAGATGTTAATCAGGGTCAAGGCTTACGTGTGTTCCAGTATGCATATGGTAACAGGTATCTTACGAAGGTGGATAGAACTCCTGATGTCTCTGAAGTTCTGAACTGGTAATGCATTGGAAGATAAGAGGAACTCGTAAAAAGTTTATCCCCAATACGGATAAGTTTGGCTTTGTATATATTATTATCAATAAGAAAAATGGTAAATCTTATGTAGGCTGTAAACAATATTTTCTAGGTAAGAGTAAATCAAATTCAAAGTGGGAAATTTATATGGGTTCTTCTAAATCTTTACTGGGTGATATTAAAAAGATAGGTAAGAAACATTTTAAGTTTGAGGTGATAGCTGAATATAAAAATAAAAGGAGTTTAAGATATTATGAATGTTATTTTCAAATGAAGTACAATGTACTTTCAACAACACTGAAGGGAACAGATGAACCAGCATTCTACAATTCATATGTAGGAGGGAAATGGTACAGACCTGTTGAACATTATGTAGATGAAGAACGATGATACAGATATTTTTGTAGATCCCATTGTTCAATATGATCAGAAACATCCTGATCGTAGATTATATTTGGCTGTTATTTTTCAGGCTTTACTGGATGCCACTAGTCCTTTAAAGAAATTAAACAAGAACAAAATAAGGGGGAAGAAATTAAGTAAGGATAGAGAGAGGGTAAAGAAGTTAAATAAGGACAGAGCAAGGGCATGGTTTTTCTGTAGTGTGGGGGTGACCTGTGATAACTTTGAATTTATATGTGATCATGCCGGGATTGAGCCGGGGTATGTTAGAAGTTTTGCTTGTGAAGTTATTAATTCCAAAGAACAGGGGAAGTTCAGGTACAAGATCTATAGAATATTAGGAAAGGAAGAGGGATAAGGGATGTCAACCAGAGATTATCAGATAGGAGGAGATCATTACAAGAAGTTAAAGATACAACCTACTGAATATATAATGGCTAATGGTCTTAATTGGTGTGAGGGTAATGCTATCAAGTACATAACAAGACATCGTGTAAAGGGAGAGGGAGTACAGGACTTGTTAAAGGCCAGACACTACATAGATCTGTGTATAGAATTAGAATATGGGGAGAATGTGGATGAGATTACCAACTGAGTATCAGTCTTTTATCTATCTGTCTCGTTATTCAAGGTGGCTTGAAGATGAGGGACGTAGAGAAACATGGGATGAAACCGTCAGCAGATTAATTAATTTCTTTCGCAATCATGTGGAGAATAATCTTGGAGTAAAGAACCAACTTGATATGAAAGATTGGAGCACCATAAAGAACTCTATATTATCCTTGGAAGTAATGCCAAGTATGAGATCTCTTATGACTGCCGGACCAGCCTTGGAACGTGAGAACATATCTGGATATAATTGTGCCTACCTT